GGAGCTATAATAGAAATACCAGATGATTTCGACAAAGAAAAAACGGATCCGGAAGCAGAGGCTTCATCAAAAATGACATATAAAGCTTTTATAAAGTTTTCATCGATAGTTACAGCATGTAATACTATTTTAACGGATTATTGCGTTGGCGGCGTAAAATTTGTTATTGATACTACTGCAAAAAGTCCAATACCGGTACCGGGGGGTTTAGTATCCGCACATCCTTTACAATTATTAACGGGAGGTTCAAGTGCATATGGAGATAAAACATTTGAAACGGCTGGAGGATTTTCAGGAGATCCGTCGGATTTATATATTGCAGCAGAATGGATGAAAGGAGTTATTGATCAAGTTAAAGTTAGCGATCAACAATCAGAGGGCGGCAAAACTAAAACATTATCTTTTAAAGCATTTTTTGATAGTATATTTAAAATGTTTAATGAAAATTTAGGTAATTTATATACATTAACATTAGCTAATAGCGCAGTTAAAAGTGATAATGCTATTTATATTACCAATTATAATAGCATTGACTCTAGTATCGGAGCCCATAATGTAGGAATAGTTCGTAGCGCTACATGTAATGCTAAAATGGACGGCGATGCTGCAGCAATGTTTTATACGACTCAAGCAGCTGCATCGCAAGGTATTACTTCAACAGTAAGCTCGGGCACCGGAACTCCTGTAGCACCTGATTATGATACGAATAAAACTAATTTAGGAAAATCAGGATGTATTGCAGCTAATATAGCATCGCTTCGAGCAGATAATAAAGCTTTAGTACAGGCATCAATGGGAAGCGCGACGAATTACGGGGTTGCCGCTCCATACGATTTATCAGTTACCGTTGATGGTACATCTGGATTCGTATATGGCGGAGTTATAACCCATGATTGCGTACCGAGTAGCCCAGTGGCGGGTTACAAAGTAGGATTCGCTATAACAAATATTCAACATTCAGTTTCTGTAGGAGATTGGACAACATCAGTATCAACATATTGCAGACTTTATAAATAAATCATGTACAAACGGCCAAAAATATATTATCCTAAAGCTAGAATTACAACCAATCTTTACACAAAAGGTAAAGAATGGATGTTGGAAAATGGTACTGAATATATAGGATACTACCATAAATACACGGACGGTTTAGTATTAACTGAAGCATATTACAATATGATTCGTTCAGAAAAACTAATTCCTTATTCTGATATAAAGTCTAATGCTTCAAATGTAGTATATGAAGCCGTTCATACTAAAAAAATTCCTAAAACAGAGGCTTTTAATTTTGCACCCGTTAATGTACAGCCATTACCTACAAAAGACGATTATGCGCATGGAGCATTTAAAAGATATTTTATATATAGAAGAAATTTAAAAAATATATATACTGAATTTTTTGAAGTAGATGATGTACAGTATAAATCTTGGAAAAAGCCTAAATATGGTATTGATGAAATTTTATATGATGCATTTGTTATTGATTGGAAATTAACAGGCCCGTTACATGATATTAAAGATGGCGATCAAATGAAAGAATTTGGAGTATATGATACTAACAGAAGATTAGTATATTTAAATGAAAAGAAGTTTCCTATGATATCAAAAATTCTAACAGATTATATTGAATATAGCGTATATCATTTACTTACTCCGGAAGAAATACGAAAACAATTTGGAAATGTGTAAAGTATTTTTTAAATTTATGTTGTGAAAATTATAGATAGCCATACAGCATTTTTTAAGTTTTTAGAAGAAGAAGCGAATAACGTACATTTTATTATTCCTATTTATTGCGGTGAATTTAAATCCGTACATGAAAGTGATATATCTTTATTATATGTATATTGCATTAATTCTTCTAACGAATACATGTTATGTTATGACCATTCAGAAGCAGAGCAACTTCCTATTCAAACGTTAACGGATTATTTAAATAATCATCATAAGGCATTTTGCTTTAATAAGAAAAAGCTTTTACCGTATACTACATCAAATAATTTAATTGATATTGATTTAGTTCAGTGGTTCTATTCAAATACGTATTTAGATCAAGATTATGATACTCCAACTCATGATCAATTTTATAGAACGTATGAAAATTTAGCAGACATCAATGTAGTTATTCCTATTGGTAAGCATTACGATAAATGTAAACAAATACGAGAACAGTTTTTCAATGTATTAGATTATTTTGAAGATCAAAATTATACTATAACTGAATCGTATGGTCATTACGATTTTATTTTACGGACCTTATATAATATAGAGAAAAGCGGGTTGTACGTAGACCATAAGCTATTTAATAAACATTTTGAAGAAAGGTTATATGCAGATAAATTGGTATATTCGGAGTATAATATATATACTACAACAGGAAGGCCGTCCAATAGATTTAACGGTATTAACTATGCTGCATTAAATAAAGAAGACGGAAGCCGAGCTGCTTTTATAAGTAGATTTAAGAATGGCATTCTGGTTCAATTCGATTATGACGCTTATCACTTAAGACTGTTAGCCGATTTAATAGATTATAAATTTCCAGATGATGTTTCGGTGCACGAGTATTTAGGTAAAATGTATTTTGAAAAAGATACTTTAACTGGCGCAGAATATCAGGAATCTAAACAAATTAGTTTTAAATTGCTATATGGTGGTATAACAAAAGATTATATGGCTATTGACTTTTTTGCAAAGATAAAACAGTATACGGATTTACTTTTCGAGAAATTTAATGAAGAAGGATATTTAGAATCTCCTATTGCAGGTCGTAAACTTTATAAAAAATTCTTTAAGGATATTAATCCAAGTAAGTTACTTAATTACTTTATACAGATATATGAGACGGAGCGAAATATCCTTGTTATAAGTTGTATACAAGAGCTATTACAGAACTACGAAGATAAACTTATACTATATACCTATGACTCATTTTTATTAGATTTGAACGGTTATAACGAAGATTTGATAAGGCAAATACAAGACACGTTAGAAATGAATAAAAAGTTTCCAGTTAAATTAACAAAAGGAACTAATTATCATGATGTTGAGTGAGTAATTTTATATTTATTATTAAGAATTCAAAACATGATAAGGAGCGTTAGTGAGTCAATTGGTATGCGTATTTTCTGTGAAGGAGAATTTAGATTATACGACTAATATAATAGAGTCTACATATTTGGTACTGTTTAAAAAAATATTTATATTAGGTATAGAAGACAGTAATGAATTTGTTTGTAGTTTTAACATAGATAAGGAAATGCAAAGAAAACAATTACCGAATGCTATGTTAGTTCACCGTAAAAGAGAAACCAATACAATATATACCATTAATTCTTTAAATGCTTTAATAAGACATCAGAATAATGGAGTACTTGATAAATCATTTAAAATAGATTGGGCAAATTACTCTAATGGAATTTTATTATTATCCAATAACGAAATAAAGTTTCTGAGAACATATTTATATCAAATAATAAATGTTAAATAATATTTGAAACTTACGTAAGAATTATTTATATTTAATAACAATTAACAATTAAACAAAGGTAAATTATGGCAATTAATTTAGACGCCGTTAGGCAGAAGTTATCGCAACTTCAAAATGTTACGACAAAGCAAAACAATTTATGGAAGCCTGAACCAGGCGCGCAGCAGATAAGAATCGTTCCTTATCAGCACAATCGAGAAAATCCCTTTTTAGAACTTTATTTCCATTATAACTTTGGTGGAAAGAACATGTTGTCTCCTATTACTTATGGAAGACCCGATCCTATTGTAGAGTTCGCAGAAAAATTAAAATCTTCTGGTTCTAAAGAAGATTGGAAAATGGGTAAAAAACTTGAGCCTACTATGCGTTGCTATGCTCCGATTATCGTACGCGGTAAAGAGCATGAGGGTATTAAGTTTTGGGGTTTTGGTAAAACAGTGTATCAAGAACTTTTAGGTTTTATTGCAGATCCAGATTACGGTGATATTACAGATCCAATGAATGGTCGTGATATTACAGTTGAGTTCAAAGCAAAAGAACAGACAGGTAAAGATTATCCTGAAACATCAATTCGTATTAAACCAAATACGTCTCCTATTACAACTGACAAAGCTGTATTAGAAAAGCTTTCAAGCCAACCTAATATTAATGATATCTTCAAAGAGCCTTCTTATGATGATATGATGAAAGCATTGCAAGATTGGTTGAATCCGTCAGACGAACCTGCTTCGACAGAAACAAAAAGCGACACGCAGAAACAGAACAAGAATTCGATTGAATCTTCTTCTACCGCAGCATCATCCGTTGATGATATCGGTGCGGCATTTGATCAATTATTTAACAAGTAATTTAAGGAGCTATTATGGCAAAGAAATCTATTGAGATTGACTCTTTACAAGATGAACTGGCCGGTATATTAGCAACGAATCTTAACAAAAAATTTAAAAGTAGTAATTATAAAGTAGCTTACTTTTTGGAGGGGGACGATGATTCCCCTTCCGAAGTAAGTGAATGGATTTCTACCGGTAGTTCAATGTTGGATTTGGCTATTAGTAATAGACCTAATGGAGGACTTCCCGTAGGACGTATTACTGAAATAACCGGATTAGAAGCGTCAGGTAAATCGTTATTGGCAGCACATGTGTTAGCTAATACACAAAAGAAGGGCGGATTGGCAGTATATATTGATACTGAAAATGCCATATCCCGTGAATTCCTTACAGCAATTGGCGTAAATTTAAAGGATATGCTTTATGTTCCTTTAGATACTATCGAGGATATTTTTGATGCTATTGATTCTATTATTGAATCGGTACGTAAAACAGACAAAAATAAAATCGTAACTATCGTAGTAGATTCAGTTGCCGGCGCTTCAACTAAAATTGAAATGGCTGCTGACTATGATAAAGATGGATATGCGACTTCCAAAGCTTTGATTTTATCAAAAGCGATGCGTAAGATTACTAACTTTATTGGGCGTGAAAGAATTTGTATGATATTTACAAATCAGTTACGTACTAGAATGGGAGTTAGTTTTGGTGATCAATGGACGACTTCGGGTGGTAAGGCAATCGCATTTCACTCATCAGTTCGTTTACGTTTAAAGTCCGTAGGACAGATTAAAGTCACAAAAGAAGGACGAGATGAAATTTTAGGAATTAAAACTCGTGCTCAGGTTATTAAAAATAGAATGGGTCCTCCATTGAGAATGGTTGATTATGATATCTATTTTGAATCGGGTATTGACGATTATGGTTCTTGGTTAGAAATGCTTAAGAATTTTAATTTAGTAACTCAAGCAGGTGCATGGTATACTTATACTAATACTGAAACGGGTGAAATAATTAAATTTCAATCAAAGGATTTTGAAAGCAAGATAATGGATCATCCAGAATTAAAAAATCATATCTATCAAGAACTTTGTGAAAAATACATTTTAAAATACAAGGCCGGTGAAGATTTTGGTATTGATGATGTAACTATCGATACTGATTTCGAAGGCGAAGAAAGTTAATGAAATCTAAATACTCTGAATTATTTAAGCAATTACAAAACGAACAGAGTATATTGAATTTGGACCGTCAGCGTGATACAGATGTATTAATCGTTGACGGTTTAAATTCCTTTATACGAGTCTTTAGTGCAGTTCCTATTGTAAATGATGACGGCGACCATATAGGTGGCACGTTTGGTTTTATACGCTCTATCGGAGCGATTGTAAGACAATTTAAACCTACTCGATTAGTAATAGTATTTGACGGTAAAGGAGGATCCGCTCGTCGAAGAAAAATGCATTCGGGATATAAAGAAGGACGAAGCTTACCTACGCGTTTCAATAGATTTGAAGATACGGAGCAAACGGTAGAACAAGAAATTCAGTCTCTCCAAAGGCAATTTGGAAGATTAGCAGAATACTTAAATTGTTTACCAGTTACCGTTATATCCATAGACAATATTGAAGCAGACGATGTTATTAGTTATTTAGCGACTGACGTATTTGTTAAAGAAGAAACAAAGAAAGTAACAATAATGTCAGACGATAAAGACTTCTTGCAGCTTATTGACGATAGAGTATGCGTATGGAGACCAGTAGAAAAGAAACTTTATGGTCGTAATGAAATGGTTGAAAGATTCGGAATGCACCCAGAAAATTTTATATTGTATAAAATCTTTATTGGAGATAATTCTGACAATATTCCGGGCATAAAAGGTGTCGGCCATAAAACCCTACTTAACAAGTTTCCGTTCATTACCGAACAACGTAAGGTGGATATAGACGAAATATTACAGCATTGCGAAGCAAATAAAGATAGTAAGTATGCTATTTATAAATCCGTATTAGAGCAAAAAGCTGGTATGGAACTTAATTATCGATTAATGCAATTACATAATGTAGATATTGCCGGTAATTACAAAACAATGATAATGGATATGGCGGGTAGACCTTCTAATACGTATGATAAAAATGCGTTTAAACAATTGTTTATGTTAGATAAAGCATATACCGTTATTCCTAATGTTGATTCTTGGTTACAAAATACTTTTAGTAATTTAGCGGCATATTGAAAAAATTTTATTATATTAATGTATGGCTGATAAATTATCTACATATGGACATAACTTTCAAGTAAAAGTTATTTCCTCTTTATTAACTGACAGGGTATTCTTACAACAGGTAAGTGATATTTTGTCTCCGGACTACTTCGAATCTCAAGCTAATCAATGGATTGTTGAAACTATAAAAAAGTATTTTGTAGAATATAGTTCCATTCCTACTTTGGATGTATTTAAAATTAAGACACAAGAAGAGTCCAGTGACATATTGAAAACTTCAATAGTAGATAACTTACGTGAGGTATTTAAGTATGTTGAATCTGATGATTTAGATTTTGTAAAAGAAGAATCGCTTAAGTTTTGCAAAAATCAGGAAATTAAAAAAGCGATAATGGATTCTGTTGATTTACTTAAACGTGGTCAATATGAAGATATTAAAAAGAGAATTGACGATGCAATGAAAGCAGGAGCCGATAAAGATATTGGTTATGAATATTTGACAGGAATTGCAGAACGTTATACAGACAACGTACGAAATACAATGCCAACATGTTGGCCTTTAATAAATGATTTAGCAGGCGGTGGGTTTGGTAAAGGCGAATTAATTATATTCGTAGCAGGTCCAGGCGGTGGTAAATCTACTGCTATGATGAATATAGGTGCTCATATTCTTAAGAAAGGAATGAGAGTAGTGCATTATACAATGGAGTTAACAGAAGCGTATGTATCTCAAAGATATGATGCAGTTATAACTGGTATTGCAACACAAAACTTAAAATATCATATTGAAGATATTGAATCAGAACTTAAGAAAATTAACGGAGAACTTATTATTAAGTATTATCCTACAAAGACAGCTTCAGTATCTTCTTTAAAGGCACATTTAGATAAACTAATATTACAATGTAAAAAACCAGATATTGTAATAGTAGATTATGCAGATTTGTTACGTAGTACAAATGGTAAAGGACGTGATTCTTTACATCAAGAATTAGAAAATATATATGAAGACTTGCGCGGGTTAGCAGGGGAATATGAAGTTCCTGTGTTTACTGCATCGCAAGCAAATAGGAGTTCAGCCGAATCCGACATTATTACAGGAGAGCAAGTTGCTTCTTCTTTTGCAAAGATTATGATTGGCGATTTCGTAATTTCATTATCACGTAAAGTAACTGATAAAATTGCAGGTACTGGTAGATGGTATGTTATTAAGAATCGCTTTGGGCCTGACGGATTAACATTGCCTAGTAGATTAAATATGAGTAACGGTAGAATTGAAATATTTGAAGAGACCAGCGTTCAAGGAAAAGAAACGAAGAAAACAATGGAAAACGGGGATGAAATTTTGCGTAAAAGTTTAGCAACAAAATTTAAGGAAATCAATGGCGGATCTCTGGGCTAACAATATTTATAAATACAAAATCGGAGAACTTATATGAATTTAAATTTATCAAGCAAAATCTTGTCGGACATTACCATCTTTATGAAATACAGTAAGTATTTACCAGAGATGGAAAGACGAGAGACATGGGAAGAGTTAGTTACAAGAAACAGAGAGATGCACATTAAAAAGTATCCTCAGTTAGCAAAAGAGATTGAAGATGTTTATCAGTTGGTTTAT